ATCTATAGACTCTGTTGGTACTCAAATCATTGCAGATGCTGAAATCAAATTTACACATCGTGATATTGCAAGGGAGCGATATTTTACTTATAAGCAGTCTGATCCCAATGCGTCAAGCACTCAAGGTGAGTCTGGCAATGTCATGGCTTATAAGGTTAATCCGCTATGGGATGCTAGCAAACTTGAAACCAATACATTAGGTGTAGGTGCATTACGCACTCCGCTAACAGCAGAGGCTCCAGTATATAATCCTGCTAAAGAAAGTGGTATTGCCAATGAAACATTTGATATTGGGTATTGGGCTGAATGGTTCCCCGAATTCCGTGGATTGATTTTAATGAATGGTGAGGTTATTCGATATGATGCAAAGCAGTATAGTGTTAGTGGGCAAAACGTTTGGGTGACGTCAAAGAACCACTTAAATGAATTGGTAGGTAAGTCTAAATTCAAATCAATGGTATTTCCTACTGGTCTAATGAGAATATATACAGAGTTGACGAAAGATTCATATGGTAACGTTACATTAACTGCTCATGGACGTGGTATGTATGGAACTCCAATAACGTACCATTCGGCAGAACCAACTGAATGGATTAGTGGATCGACATTTACTCATGCCGATACGGCACTTGATAGTGTATTTGGAACAGTTGCTCCCAGTAATTACACTTATAGTCGTGTACCTATTGGACGTACATATAGTACTAGTGCAGTGGCAACGAACTACATTTACAATCCTACACATTCTAGAAACTCTCCTATAGCACTTAACCCAATTAACATTAACCCCCATGACGTTTCATTGTTTGAAACGGATCGTCGTATTATGCGGTCAAGCGCATTGACGTTTGGTGGACCGTCAGAAGCATCTACTAATAGTATATTTACTAAAGTAAAGCGACTACCGGGAAATGGATATACACTATTTGGTACTCGCATTGGTATTGTTGGAAACAATGGTAATGATCCAGACAGTCAATCTCCATTTGGCAGTATGGTATTGGGTGAATATAAACTTGCTACCGATGATGCCGAAGAAGTCAATAGAACTGTATTGGGCGCTGGGGGCGGATTAATGTTCTGGACAAACCGAATGAATGATAACGGCAATAATGATGGTTATTACCTAGAAGTGACTGCATTGAACTCGTCATATTCATTAGATACTGAAAACGAAGTCTCAGATGTTGTTTTTGCTAATGTCAATTTTTATAAGGTTAATAATGGTTATGCAAATGCTCCTCTAACTGGTGGAAATATCGCAGTGAAACTATGGTCAACCTACATGGATATCAGGGTTACATCTGGATCGCAAATGTCTCGTGACAGATTGATGACAGAATATAATATGGTCTATGATTTGGCAGTAGAGGTGAAAGAGACTCCTACTGCTACCGGCCTACTAAGAACATTTTACATTTTTGTAAATGATATTATGGTTGGTAATGTGTTCGATCATGAACTGACTAGTCCCGGCTACCATCCAGCCCGGTACAAAGATACAGAAGTAGGAGTATTCGTTCGTGGAAGTAGTACTATTCAAATCGAACACCTCTATGCTGTAGGAACTGACATGTTCAACGAGTCCCCTATTGTTGTCAATAGTAGCGTTATCAAGCGCCCACGGTCATTCAAGATTTATTCACCTTCGGCACTATTCATAACGGCTGCTCTAGTAGGTGGACCAACCAATGCATTCAGGTATTACGAAGAGTTTGGCAGTATGGCTAGAGAATGTAAGAGAATTGATGCCACATTTGATCTATTCCCAGCACTTAAGTCTAAGATTGCGCCCCGACCCATTTTTGACAAAGCATATAGCGTTACACACTATACCGCTGATCCATATGGGGCAGCCATGATGATTTGGGCTCAGTCAGATCGCACCATTCGATTGACAGATGACGTGACCCTTGATATTCATGGTTTAACATTTGCCGACAATGCTGAACAAACAGTACGTCTAGACGATTTCTTGACTGGAAAAATGGATGCTGCAAGCAATATGCAAAATAATGAACATTTAGAATTACGTAATAACTTGTTGGCTAGTAGAGCAACCGGAATGACTGATAAGATTGTGCTAGATTCTCCCTACATTCAAAGTCGAGAATATGCTGAAAAAATATTCAAATGGTTGGTCGGATTTATTGGAACCGAAAAACTTAAAATGTCATTGTCTATGTTTGGCATTCCACACATTAAGATTGGAGATATTGTTACTGTAGACTATGATATTCCTACAAAGATTGCAGTACATGCTAATGCAGTAACGGACTTGAATCCGACTAAGCCCGAATATGAAATAACTACTATTCCGTTTGAAGGTAATGGCCATAGATTCATTGTGAGAAATATTAGCATTGATCGCAATCTAGATGGCCCTCAATATACTGTTGATATTGTAGAGTTGCCAGATAGTGATATATGGAATGCTGGTGAATTTTAATGGCTAGAAGAAAAAAAGTACCTCACGCTGCAATTGCGGCTGATGCCGCTGAGGCTAAAAAGCAACCGAAGGCGCAACCAAGTCAACGAGCAGTCTCGGCAAAGGCCCGCGTTAAGGCTCAAAAGGCTAGGGCCAAGACTGGTAGCGCTGTAGCAGGAGCCGGTAATAGGGGTGGAAAGGGTGCTAGCGGTAAACTTGCATCACGTACAAGTAAGGCCAAAAGGGATCGTGATGCTAGACGTGCAGGAATTCCCAAGCCAAAACCTAGTTCAAAACCACCGGTAACCAAAGGAGGATCAAAACATTCATCTAAGGGTTCTCATAAGGGTAAAACCAAAAGTAAGAATACCAAAAATAGGAATCCAAAAAATGTTCCAGTTACCGCGCCACCTCCTACTACAGTTGATGATACCAAGATAGTAAGAACTCAAAGACAGGGTGTGCCAGTTACAGGCACTCCATTTACCAGCAATATCATTGAGCAGGAACAGGACATTCTTAATGCCTTCTTGACACTTTCTGGTACAGAATTATTTCAATATACCAATTCTAAGACCATAGATGGAATGTTCGATGACGTTTCTATTATTAGTGTCTTGTCCAGTCGTCGTAAGGCATATTCGCCAAATACGATCATTGAAACTATGGTGCCAGTTATTAAGAGCGTAACACGAGAAGGTGATATACTACATGTAGTGGTTGAAAGATCAGTTAAGGGGCGTGTAATAGTTATGGAATTTTATGTTGGATCACATATTGTGGAGATAGGATCAGAAGAGTATGTATAGTCATGATGGTAAGCGTTTGATTAATATGGTATTGGCTGGGAGGGAACCTACAATAGGTTCTCATCTAATCCTTGGATTAAATACTGTATACGATGCAAGCCTTGATGGTAGTACCGCCCCGACTACACATAATCGTTACCATACTCCCTACATTGTAGATGAAATTGAAGTTGTTAATAGCAGTGTCATAACAGACGATAGTGGCGGGCGTGACCATATCATTTTTAGTGGACAGGCTGACAACAATAAAAGATATATGGCTAATAACATTGGACTGGTAGCCATACGTAGTGGAGGTTCAACTAGATCCCACAAAAACGTTGCCAATGTTGCCAATGGAACTAACTGGACTGGATATACAGCAGTAGTCTCGCCACCATCTGTGTTTACTAACGATGGGATATTATCAATTAGTCAAGGATCTGCTTATTACACTAATAATATTAGTCTAGATGGATATGGAGCAACCGATATCATTGCCTTTCCATTGTCATTCCATGGTGGTATTCCAACTGGAGCCAATGTTCAACTTACCATTAATTACCTCAAAGATGGGGTGGAGCAAAATGCATCTTCAACAGCCATTCTTCAAAATACTAATGGATTCTATCATTTTGATTTTGAAACCTCTACGAGAAATGATGTTAACAGTCTTGGTACAGATGATTTACCAGTACCATTTGTTTGGCAACAACGATTGAGTGAGTTTGTCAATCCTTTAAACGGAACTCCTGAATATAGTTTACTAAACAACCTAAGAACAATTAAGGCTATCATTGTTACAATTAGTAACGCTGCTGGAATTACAATGAGATTCGGTACGATCAAAATCGTTCCAGACTTTGAATCAGATCAATCTCGTGTAACTACATCGTTTAGAAAACTAAATACCGTGTTACGAAAGACTGATGTAGAAGCATATGTGAATCCAGAATTCACAATCTTGGGGGTCGTGATATAATGGAAGATATCTATGTTGATTTGGTACCTCAAGGACTCGCGTCATTGAATTTTGTAATGATTATTTATGCCGAAGATGATCCAAATCACAAAAAGGCATTTTACTTTCAGGAGCCCAATTAATGTTTAACTTTAACTTACCAGCCAGAGGTGAGCCAATTGATCTTACTCTCATGTCACAAATGGCCACTTATCTTAACGAGATTAACCAAAAACTATTAGAACAAAAGTCTGCAACTTCATCGCTTGAAGCACCAGTACGTCTAAAGGTAGAAACTGAGGATTTAACAATTTGGACTGGTAAAATTCTTGTGGCTCAAAACATTGCTCCAGTTACCGATCCAGATAAACTGGAAAGAATTAACTGGCGTGCCGACTTTGATATTAGTTTTAGATCAATTCCGGTTGTTACTGCCACACCATTTTGTAATTCAACTGGTGGCGGAACAATTTCATCTAATTCATGTTGGTTGCATGAAGTTACTCCTACAGGATGTAAGGGTAAATTCAAATTCAATGAATCTCCAAGACAAGTAGAGGATGTATATGTAATGATTATCGCAATTGGCGAGGGGATTGTATAGCAAGAATCGTCGTCGTATTTATGCTCTTAGCGAGTATTTCAATAAATACGAAATATATGAAAAACATAACTGGATATGCATAATATGCGGGGACGAAATAAATCCTAATCTCAAGTTTCCACACCTTGAAGCCGCTACATTAGAACACATAATTCCACTGTGTCGAGGCGGTACACATAGCGTAGACAATGTAGGTCCAGCCCATGCTAGTTGTAATTTTATCAAGGGTGACAAGTTACTAGGAGAATTCTAATGTCAGGCCAGAGTTATAGAGCCCGAAAAAATTTAGATCAATATAAGATTATGGAAAGACTTCAAAGAAGGTCAAAGAATAAAAGAATAATCAATGACATTCTATTTATTAGAATCAAGAGTGAAGGTAACAGTATCTTTTGCTGGAATACAGAATCTGGAAAAACTGTAGTAGTGACTAGACGACAATGGCAGGAGTCAGATGTAGCCATTACAAGATTAGAATCATGTATGCTACTTGCTATCAGTGATAGCACCTTTGATCAATATGTTGAACAATTAGGAATCATTCATAAACGTGGACGTATCGGTGAAAATGCTGACAATCGTAGTAAATTCTGTCAAAGATACTACTCTGTAGAGGATTTATGTTTGATTACAGATTCTTTGATTCGTAGACATAGTAGGATTCCATCATCATGGGATTTAAGAGAATTGTTTAGAACAGGTTACATGACATACAAGCAAGGTAAGAATGGTGAATGGATTCCTACTTGGGATGAGTCAATCTTTTGACAGTACCCTCCCGTATGTGCCTTGGCTTGTGGCCAGAGGACGCTAGCCTAGCATACTCCTCCAAACATGTCAAGTCTTGACACCTGAACCAATCTGTGATACCGTGGAGGTACAAACTAGAAGGAGGCTCCATGCCCACAGTTAGAGTAGCCCTTGGTGCTACGATGAATTACGGTAATTTTGAGAGTGGACGATTTGACTTTGAGATTACCGATGATGTACGATCAGGTGAGACTGTCGATGAGGCTATTGATCGCATCGAACGTAAGGTTGAAGAACGTCTAGTTAAGCGTATGGAGGAGGAGCGTAATGCAAAGCGAGACAGCACACCTTGAGAGAGAACTAGAAATTGCTTGGAAGGCTCTCAATGCTGGTGGATACAAGGCTGGCAAGTCCTCGCAGGCTTATGAGAATCGTTATGGAATAGCCTACCAGAGACTGGTCAAGGCAGGAGCACGTCCACAATTACGTATGAAGCGTAGGCCACGAGTATGAAAGTCGTTATTAATAATTGTTTTGGTGGATTCGGTTTGAGTATGGACGCCCTCAAGAGGTTCGAAGAGTTGGGCGGCTTGACCAAGTACACAAATACTGGACTTCCATACATTTACGATATCAAGCGTGATGACCCAGCATTAGTCCAGACAGTAGAAGAATTGGGTAAACTTGCCAATGATCAGTATGCAAACTTGTTGATCGTTGAGATTCCTGACGATGCTGATTGGTATATAGCGGAGTATGATGGTAACGAGTGGGTAGCGGAAGGACGCACATGGCCGTAACGCCCAAACAGGGCACTGAACTCATGAATTATTTTACTAAGGCTACTGGTGCTAGATTCAATCGTGCTACAGCCAAATGGGCAGCCCGTGACCTCATAGAGTCTTACGGGCTTGACACATGTCGGCAGGCAGTGCTATGGTACACTAAGACGACGCAGCAAGCAAGACGTGTGCCAGACTGGAACCATTTTGTGCGGGTAGCCGATGAATGCGTCAAAGCAAGCGAAGCCTATAACAAAGACATAGAGCACCGTAAAGAACTCAAGGCTTCTGCAAATGAATGGAGAAAACTATGAGTTTTGTTTTTATACCCCCTGTAGTATCTGATCTTGAACTACCGCTGATTTGTGACGATATTTACCATGACCTAGACGTTGGTACAGCCACTATGCCAGTTGAGGGTCTAGCCTATGCAGATATTTACGTGAATATCATGTCTGCCTACAAGTTGGCCACTGTGAACATTCCAGTACTTACCACTTGTGCATTATGCAAGTCGGTATCAGAATCTACAAGCACAGTAACTACACCCGGTAGAATACGATTTAGAATGGTCCGAAATCCGGGTACAGTAGACGAAGATCCAACCTATTACTTTGATGTACCACTAACAGTTCCTAGTCAGTCTAGACTAGAGACACGTTCAATGTTTGAGAAAACCACTAAGGGTGTTCCGGTTGTATGGCAGTACCGGGTAACCGATGCGACAGCAGTAAAACTGTCTACACGATTCGTCAAGTATTCAATTGATCTTGGCGAAGTTGACCTCTAAGGAGTTACGTGAATTCTGAACTAAGGGCGATCAGTGCCGTCCTCAAAGATGGCGATGTTCCAGCCCTCCTAGAAGTATGCCCCGAGATATTCGAATCATTTGGCGATGTATATGAGTTTATACTCACGTATTATCAAAAGAACAAGGACATGCCTCCGCGTAAGATCGTGGAAGACAAGTTTGCTTTGGCACTCACAGACGATGTTGGGACTACCCGGCACCATGTTGAGGAATTACGTAACGTATACGTCAAGCGTCAAGTACGCAATATCTTGCAGGATGCATCTCAAAAACTACAGAACGGACAACTAGTCGATGCTGTCAATGCTATGGTGGCAGCAGCCTCAGAGTTGCGTAGGGATACGTCAGATTTTAGGGACCTTGATGTTATTGACGTTGAGTCAGCCATTGAGTATCTGAGGAAGGTCCAAGATGAGGCAGCCCTAGGTGTATATGGTGTAACTTTTGGGATACCGGGCATTGATGACTTTCTACCAGCCGGGGTAACACCGGGTCAATTTGGTTTGATCATGGGATATCCCGGTAGAGGTAAGTCATTCCTCAGTACTCTTATGGCTGTACGTGCATGGGATCGTGGTAAAAAGGTATTGTATGTCAGCCTAGAAATGCTAGAGTCTGAGGTACGTGCTCGCGTATATGCAATTGCTGGTGAAGGTAAGTGGTCGCTAAGGGATTTGCAGCGTGGCAAGGTAGACATTGAAGATTTCAGAACATGGGCCAATGATCGTTTCGATGGTCGTGGACCATTCCCAATCATTAGTAATGATGGAACTGGTAGATTTACTCCCAATATTTTGAGAGCCAAGATTGAAGAATACAAGCCCGATCTAGTGGTTGTAGACTATATTCAGTTGATGGCTCCCGATAATGGCAATGAGGGTAATGAGACTGTCAAACTTAAGACTCTCTCTACAGACCTCAAGGTTCTGGCTACAGCCCTGCGGGTAGCGATTATTGCAGTTGTGTCAGCCACCCCCGGCGATGCTGCTGACATTGAGAGTATTCCAGAACTGTTCCAAGTTGCATGGAGTAAGCAACTAGCGTATGATGCTGACTGGTTGATGGCGGTAGGTAGAGCAGACAACTCACCATTGATGGGCGTAGCATGGCGTAAGAATCGTAATGGTCCACTGTCAGATTTTTGTTTGGACTGCAACTTTAATGCAGGCATATTCACATACAGCGAAAATGATTTTGACAATTAAATGATATAATTGGGTGTGCATAAAAACATAAAGCGGTTTGAGTTATGCGGAACCATTGGTGACGATGCCGACTTTATCAGATTGAGACTAGAACATTCGGGTAATCTCATTGCAATAATGCGTGATCAAGGTTATGTTCCGCGTTTTGACATTGAAGAATGTTGGTCTACTGAATGGAATGGTACCGGATATGATTTCAAGTTGTCCGTATATGGTGTTTTTGTAGGTAAGAGGAAGGTAAACGAAGAATGGATAGCAGGGTACGACGGGAATCGGGTCATACTGTGTACTCCCCCGGTCAAGTCGGTCAAGCCCTCAGGGCCGCAGGGGTCCGAATCAACAGTGAGATAGATTCTCACTATATTGTATTTTGTCCATACCATAGTAACAACCGAACACCAGCCGCAGAGGTAGACAAGACTAATGGACTATTCTGGTGTTTCAGTTGTAGAACGTCAGTTAACCTCCCCGAACTAATCGAAAAGTTTGGGTACACTTATTTTGAGGCTCTACGGTTGATCGGTGACGATGACTATGATATCGAAAAAGAGGTCAATCGGATACTAGCAGAGGACAAAGAGCCTGAACCATTCGATCAGGTGATCCTTGACAGGCTACATGATGCTGTATGGGGTACCGGGCAGGAGTATTTCAATGGACGAAACATCAGCGACGATAGTATTGTCAAGTTCAGGCTTGGATATAGCGATAAACGACACATGGTTATCGTGCCAGTCTATTCGCATAGGGGAATCCCATGGGGATTTGTTGCTAGAACCATTGTGGGTAAGCGATTCCAAAATAGTGCGGGCCTCGTCAAATCTCATACCTTGTTCAATCTTAACAACATCTGGACATCGCCACGAGTATTCGTTGTCGAATCTACTTTTGATGCAATAAGATTAGATCAAGTAGGCATTCCATCAGTAGCAACCATGGGATCAACTATCAGCAACACCCAGATCGACTTGCTAATTCGGACGTTTGATGATATAGTGGTGCTACCAGATAATGATGGTGAGGACGGGGCCGGTAGCAAGATGGTCCGTAAAGTACGCCGCCTAATACCACATGCTCAAATAGTACAACTAGAAGGTGTGCATGACGTTGGAGATTTAAGTGACGAGGAGTTGCAGCAAATCATCATATGATATAATCAAGTATGATATGTAAAAAATGTTTGTTAGACTTAGACGATAGTCAGTTTTATAAAACTAGAAATGTTTGCAAAGCATGTATCTCTATACAAAATAAAAAGTGGCAAGATGCTAATCCAGATAAAGTAGCACAGTCTAAAAGAAAATGGCAAGAAAATAATAAGCAAAAGAAAATTGATTGGGCAAAAAACAATCCAGATAAAATTCGGGTTGCTCAACGAAAATATTATGATAAAAATAAGAATGGATCAATTAGAGATAGACGGCTAAATGATTATAAAAATAATCCAGAGAAATATGCAGAATATAGAGATAGATATCGTGAATCTAAAAAACAAATAAATGCTAAATGGAAGCAAAATAATAAAGAATTATTAAGAATGTACTCTGGTAAACGACGGGCCTTGCAAAATTTAAATGGAATCTTCTATATCTCTCAAAAGGAAATGATTAAGTTGTGTAATTCTCCGTGTGTCTCCTGTGGAGATACTGCCAATATAGAAATTGACCATATAGTTCCAATTATTCGTGGAGGAAGGCATTCAATTGGAAATCTTCAACCACTATGCGCTTCATGTAATAGGAGCAAAGGGTCGAAATTAATGGCAGAGTGGAGATTATCGTGAAACTCGTTGAAGATGTCATTGTATGGTATGTTGGCCTGTTGGCAAAAGCAATGGGAGTACTGGACTCAATGTCTATAGATTGGACAGATGATGATGAATGAGGTAGTTGATGCAGGAGTTAGAGCGCTTACTCATAGTCATTGGGACGGTACCGGTTGCGGTACCCATGGAGTTAACGCATGTCTTTATTGTTTTGGTCCCTCTCCAATGAGCGTATACGAAATAGTTGAAACTATTCGTAGTGTTATTGAGCCACTGATTCGCGCAGATGAACGTGAGCAGAATCGTAAGGTAGAACGGGAGTACATGGTGCAAATTAGCCGTGCTGATGCAATCAAGTTATCGGCCTTCGCAACCAATGCGAACGGGTCAATGAACCTAGGCAACCGATTGACGGTAGAGGCCGTCGAAAATGGAGGTCTGCTAATTCGCACCAAGCCTGTTGGGTATTACTCACGATGACAGAATGCTGGTGCGGTATGGACCACAGGTATTTAGACTATGATGATGACGGTCAATCCTTTGATGTACGAGACATAGACGACTTGACAGACGAACCAGATATGGTATAATAGTAGTAGGTTTGGGAAGCATCCCTTAACCACACTAACAACAATAAGGAGAAATAATGAGTGTAAAGCGCGGTTTGAAAGATTTTCAAGATGATCTAGATGGTACCGGTGGTAAGATTCGGTACATGAAACTAGACGACAAGCAAACAGTTACAGTCCAGTTCCTAGACGACCTAGACGATTCCCCAGCAGTTGGGGCTGGTGCAGGCAAGGCTGCTCTAATCTCAGAGCACAAGTCCCCACATAATTTCAAGCGTAAGGCCCAGTGTACTCGTGATATGGAGTCAGAGGGTGAGCGTTGCTATGCGTGTGACAAGGCTATTGCAACACCTAAGTCAGGTTGGGGTCGGACTAAGCGTCTGTACGTCAACGTCCTCGTAGACGATGGCAAGGACGAGCCATATGTGGCAGTCTGGAATATGGGCGTAGCCCGTAATGCTGCATGGGACATCCTATTGGATGAGTTCCTAGAGAGTGGGAGTATTGCTGATACTCCATGGAGGGTCCGTCGTTCTGGCAAGGATACAGCAACCACTTATACAATCAAGCGTCTTGAGGGTGGTCCTGCTGATTTCGCAGCATTTGAGCGATTTGACCTAGATGAGGTCACTCGTCTAATCCCCTATGATGAGCAAGAGGCTCATTATGCTGGACAGGTTGAAGCAGCACCAGCAGAGGATGCCACTGAGGAGTGGTGATAGACCGGGTGGGTACAGATCGTGCAGGGTCGCAAACCTTAGGATGGCTAGTTACATAGTTTATGGTTAGCAGCGAAGTCTCCCTTCTGTACCCACCCCCTATCGTTTAATTATGAAAACAGTCCTTGTTACTTCATTGTATGGCGATTACGATATACTTCGCAGGGTACCGATCAAGCGTGCTCATTTCGATGGCCAGTATTGTGTTACTGATCAGTTGACTACAACAACAAACTGGACTTTGATTACAGAGAGTGACGGTGGTATGCATCCCCGTCTGGCTGCCAAGCGTGCTAAGTGTATGCCATGGAACTATGTTGATGCCGATGTGTCTATTTGGGTAGATGCGTCGGCTAGAATTTTGTTGGGCAACTACCTCAAAAACTATTGTCTAGACCTACTCAAGACTAACGATATAGTGGTCTGGAAACATTGGAGTGATCGTACTGACATTCGTGAGGAAGCAGAGTTTTGTTATCAGTGGCCTAAGTATAGTTCTCAACCATTACTAAATCAAGTAGACTATTATAAGAATCTTGGATTGCCTACCCCGTCAGGGTTATGGGAATGTGGACTAGTTGCTATGAATCACCATAACCCAAAGGTACGGGGCTTTGGCTTTGAGTGGTTTAATAATCAAAAGAATTGGTCTATGCAGGATCAATTGTCTTTCCCTTACTTGGTTTGGAAGCATGATCTTAAGGTCGGTGCCGACATGACCAGACCCGAAGCATGGGATATCATTCAATATCATGATCACAACCGTAAGTCCTATGAGGATGAGTGACTTGACAATCACAATCAGTCGTGGTAGGCTGATACAAATGAGAGAGGTCTAATGACTTACAGCGCATTACATGTGCATACACACTATAGTCCGATGGATGGAGTGGCAACACCACAAGAGTATTGTGAGCGTGCTAATGAAATCGGCATGACAGCAATTGCAATCACAGACCATGGATCGTTGGCTGGACACCGTGAATTCTACCGGGTAGCCAAAGAGCATGGTCTTAAGCCCATTCTGGGTATCGAAGCATACTTTACTACTGACAGGTTTGACCGTCGTGATCGCAAGGATCGTACTGAGCCACTGGACCTAATCTACAATCACATTGTGCTATTGGCCAAGAATGATAATGGTCTTAAGAATCTGAACAGGTTGAGTGAACTGGCATGGACGGAAGGATATTTCCACAAGCCACGTATGGATTGGGAACTACTGGACCAGTACGGTGATGATCTGATGGTCGGTTCTGGCTGCATGTCCGGTCCTATAAACAAGGCAATAGAGGTAGGTGACCTCAACGTAGCAAAAGCGTGGGTGACCAAGTTTAAGGACCGATTCGGTGACAACTTTTACATTGAGGTGATGCCACACAATCCAACATTTGTCAATGAGGCTTTGGTTGAATTGTCAGTCAGCATGGGGGTTATGTTGGTGGCTACCCCCGATTGCCATCATGCAACGTCTGACCATAAAGAGATTCAGGAAATGATGTTGTTGTTGAACACTCATGCTGACGTAATCAAGGGCCACACATATTCAGCGTCATGCAAGTGCGACACAATGATGGAGCGTTTCGACTACCTTTACGGTGAAGATCGTCGTATGTCATTCAGGAGTTTCAATATTCACTTATTGAGTGAAGAGGAAATGTATCGTGATCTACAGGCTAATGGACTGACTGCCGCACAGGCTCTTGAGTCTATGGTAAATACTTGGTTTGTTGTAGATCGAATCGAAGATTACACTCTTCCTGAACATCTAGACGTACTACCAGTTGAATATGCAGATCCCGATAAGCAACTGCGCGGGTATGCAATCAAGGGACTCAAAGATCGTGGTCTAACAACACAAGAGTATCGTGATCGTCTAGACGAAGAACTTAGTATCATTAAGGGTATGGGATTTTCTCCATACTTCCTAATGGTCCGTAATATTACTAACTATGCTCACCAGAAGTCAATTCGAATGTCACCCGGTCGTGGTAGTGCTGCTGGCAGTCTAGTGGCTTATGCATTAGGTATTACTAACGTAGATCCAATTGAGCACAATCTACTATTCTTTAGGTTCATTGACCCTAGCCGTCCCGACTGGCCTGACATTGACATGGACTTTCAGGATGATCGTCGTGAAGAAATCAAGGAAATGATTGCCCGACGTTACGGGCATGTTGCTAGCATTGCCACATTCAATGGCTTTAAGGACAAATCAACAGTTCGTGATATCAGTAGGGTACTGCGTATTCCATTGGATCGTGTCAATGCCGTACTCAAGCATATCAATACATGGGACGACTTTGAGCATTCAACATTCCCAATCGTTCAGGATTTCAGAAACGAATTCCCAGAGGTGGTTACTTACGGTAATCAACTAATGGGTAGGATTCGTGGAACGGGCATCCACGCAGCAGGGGTAGTCGCTAGTAAGGTTCCCCTTGCTGACATTGTTCCTCTAGAGACTCGTGCTCCTAAAAAGGGTGCAGCCGATGACTCCCGCGTACTGGTGGTGGCGGTAGACAAGGATGAGGCTGAACGTATCGGTCTAATCAAGATGGATATCTTGGGACTTAAGACGCTGACAGTCATTGACACATGCGTTAAGTTGATCAAGGAACGTCATGGTATTGACATTGACCTTGATGAATTGGACTACGCAGATCCTCAGGTCTATGACATGCTGAATAGGGGACTGACTAAGGGAGTTTTCCAGTGTGAGGCTGGTCCGTACACTAACCTGATCATGGACATGGGTGTGTGGTCCCTAGACGAACTGGCTGCTAGTAATGCTCTGGTAAGGCCGGGGGCAGCCAACACAATCGGTAAAGACTACATTGATCGTAAGAAAGGGTTTAGACCTACTAACTACCCGCACAAGACAATGAAGCCATTCCTTGAGAATACCTATGGGTGTGTATTGTATCAGGAGCAGGTAATGCAAGCCTGTGTTGTACTGGGTGGTATGTCAATGTCAGAGGCTAATCAGGTCCGTAAGATCATTGGTAAGAAAAAGGATGCCAGTGAGTTCGATGTATTCAAGGACAAGTTCGTAGCCAATGCCGGTAAACTGATTGGCATTCCAAAGGCTGAACGTATGTGGCATGACTTCGAAGCACATGCTGGGTACTCATTCAATCTGAGTCACGCGGTAGCCTACTCAATGTTGTCATACCAGACAGCATGGCTTAAGTACCATTACACACTTGAGTTCTTTTTGGCATTATTTATGAACGAAGAGGAAAGTGCTGATGTTACTAACTACCTAATCGAAGCAAAGCGTATGGGGGTTACAGTCAAGTTCCCACATATTAATTATTCAGACTTGAATTGGAAGATTGATGGGGACGGTCTACGATTTGGGCTCAAGAATATCAAGTACATTAGTGATCTATCAGGACAGCGGTTCATTGAACGTCGCCCATTTGAGTCGTATCTTGAACTAGAGAACTTTGTATTCACTAAGGGTAGCGGGGTAAACACGAAGGCTCTCGACGCTATGAGCAAGATCGGTGCAGCCAACTTTGAGGATCACGTAGTTGATCGTGATGAAATCATGAGCAATGCATATGAGTTCCTAGGAGTTCCTGCTTTCAACTTTGTACCGCCAGAGCATTGGTTTGCCAAGATGAAGAATGCGTCTGAGTACAATGAGGGTGACACAGCCATCATCTTTGGATTCATCAGGTCTGTTAAGACTGGTCCCGGTTGGCAACTGTACGAGGCTATGGATAGTACAGGAACGTTCAGTTTCTTTGGACGTGAGAACTTTAGTGTAGAAGTAGGTAAGGCTTACCTATTTGTTATTGCTGAGAAGTCTGTACTCCAAGCCATTGACGTAGATAAACTGACAGGTGACAGTGCCCTAGAGCGTTACTTGGATGGAGCGACAGACAACGGTTATGTAGTGGCTGCTGTGAGCCGCAAGACTAAGGCTGGGCGCAAAATGGGAACCGTCGTAATAGATATTGATGCCGAACTTGTACCGGCTGTCTTGTTCCCAGATGATTTCAGCAAGATAGCATCACGGATCAAGGCTGGAGAATGTTATGATTTTGACTTGAAACCTAATAGAAATGGTGGGATGGTACTAAGTGGAATCCGATGAGATTTTAGCGCAACTCAGTCCAGAGTTACGTAAACTATTAACGACTGGGAGTAAGTTTGTAATCGAAAAACAGCGCACTCCCAGCATACTACTCAACAAGGCTTTGGGTGGTGGACTCGCATACGGCAGACAAGTGCTTATCTATGGGCCTAAGTCTGCTGGCAAGTCTACATTTTGCCTGCAAATGATAGCAGATGCCCAGCGTAATGGCAAGTCATGTGCTTGGATAGATAGTGAGAAGTCATTCGATCCAGAATGGGCACGCAAGTTGGGGGTAGATACAGACCAGTTAATAGTATCCCGTGCCAATGCTATCAATCATGCGGTTGATGTTGCATGTGAACTCATGAAGGCTGGTGTGAACTTGATTGTTCTTGATAGTATCTCCGCATGTTCCCCGGCTGTATTCTTTGATAAGAACGATCAACTCAAGGACTTGTCAGATACTAAGCAAATGGGTAGTGATGCTCGTGACTGGTCCCTTGGTGTCAAGATGTTGAACTATTCCAACAACGATACTCTACTAGTGTTGATCAGTCAACAACGTAACAAGTTGGGTAGCATGTTTGTCAGCAAGATTCCTACCGGTGGAGAATCAGTCAAGTTCTTTAGTTCTACAATCATTCGGTTATACAGCAGTGAGAGCGAAGGACAGGCTATCAAGGGAACGATTACTATCGGTGATCGTGAAATTGAAATGCCCATTGGTCGTGAGGTCAAATGGCTCATTGATGCCAACAAACTAGGTCCGTCATTTGCTAGCAATACCTATAACTTGCTATACGATGGACCGGACTTGGGGGTAGACAATGTTGAGGAGTTGGCCACCATTCTTGAAATGGAGGGTATCGCTATAAAAGATGGTAAATGGTATTCCCTTTATGAAAAGAAATATAATGGACGTAAACAATTAGTCAGTGCATTACGAGAAGATGAGGATTTACGGATGAAAGCCACTAACGATGTACTTTAAAATGATTGGATCATTCTGGTGTCAGAAGTGTGATAAGCGAAACAGTCTTGCATTCTACTACCGGGACATTAACGAAGTACAGTGGCCATGCTCCTGTGGCAACCTGTCAAAGGTTGATCTGACATGGGATCGGGGGTACTGATGAGTAACAAGTCAGAACGTGATGCTCTAAAGAGTATCGGTGCTAAGGTCCACAAGAACAGTGGTCGTAACTTTACCAAGGGTGACGGCTCTGACAGTACATTTATTTGGGATGTTAAAGAGGCTAGTCGAAGTTTTAGTCTTACCGTGCCTGTCTGGAATAAGATTTGTACTGATGCGTACAAAGTAGACCCCTACAAGAACCCCGGCCTGTTCGTTATCCTTGATAACAGCAAAGAGTTAGCGATCATTGAGATGTCGGTGCTACAGCAATTAATGGAATACCAAAGAATGTATGAGGAGTTGATGAGATTACAATGACCACACTTGAAAGTATTAAGGAATTAAAGGATTTGAATGAGTATGTCAAGGACGAGGATTTAACAGAAGCCCTCAACATTATACTCAAGTTAATTGCCAAGCCCGACATTCCTGCTATTGCATTGGGTCCAACTATTGTCAAGTTACAGGCTATTAGCGCTAAACTCAAAATGATGGCGCAGGTAGAGACTCACCTATACAAGCAGGACCGCGCCCGTAAGAATCTGTTGTACCCATTGTGTGACGAAATTGACAAAGTGGTGCAAGCACTCAAGTATCTGAACAAGTAACATGATATACTATAACCCTAACGAAAAGGATTGTCACTAATGACAGCATTGTCTCAGTTGCTTAATGAAAGCCGAGCAACCCGCTCAGTCAAACTAATGGATGACTGGGCTCAATTGATAGTCGATACCATTAACTCAGGGTACACCGATACTGACAAATGGAGACAGAAAAAATCATTTGCACCATCTAGTTTGTTCTATGGACCCGGTGACTGTGCTCGTCGTTGGGTCCTTTCAATGACTGGGTGTTTACATGAGGCTAAGACAACTCAGCAGAATGTAATGCGTATGAAGAAAGGCATTGCAGACCATGCTCGCATTCAGCAGGCTATGGAAAATGCGGGTATGGTAATCGAAGTTGAAAAAGAGATTAAGCATAGCGATCCTCCTATTCATGCCTTTGCTGATGCACTATTAAGAGTTCTTGAGGAGATAGTGGTTGCTGAAATCAAGACTACTTCCCTCAAGAACTTTGAGTATCGTCAACAAACTAACAAGATAGCCAGTTACCATTTGGGACAACTACTGATTTATATGTTCTTATTGGGAATTGATAAAGGTGTTATAATTTATGAGGCTACTAAGCCAGATGGCGAGGTGCTACTTCATGCTATTCCAGTTGAAATGACTGATGAATATCGTGAAGAAATTGAGAAGGTACTTGAGTGGTGTCGCAAGGTGTACGCAGTCTACCAAGAAGGCGTGCTACCAACGCGAGGTCATCGTAAGGATAGTAAGATTTGCAAGTCATGTCCAGTGGAAAGGACATGTGACGAGTCAGATGCGGGTACAAGAAAAATACAGGGGTTAAAATATAATCTATGAAGCGTTGCCTATGGTGTTTTAGTGAGTTTGATGGACATCACGTCCAGTTGTATTGCTCACAAGAATGCCGCATGATGGCAGCAGAAGAGTCTACGCACAAACGCAGGGAGGAAGAACGACGAGCACGGCGTCGTAAAGCCAACAAATGCTGCATTGTATGTGGAGCCAAATTGTCAATTTATGGAGAAGGCCCAACCTGTTCCAATTGCTTGAATCCTCGTCCGATCAAGAATGTATTATCACAATTGAAAAAGTTGGGTCTAAGTCATGAAATTCGTAACGATTGATATGAGCACAAAGTTTTTGGCATACGCTTTATGGAATGACAGCAAGTTAGTACGGTATGGTAAAGTATTTCCTAACGGAACATATGATTTGGCTGCTGGATCAATCACTGATGCAGTTATCAAAACGTTCAAGAAGGACAAGATTGAAAGGGTAGTATATGAATCAGCCTTCCTTGGCAAGAATGTCAATGTTGTCAAGGGTTTGTCAAAGACCACAGGTGCAATGCTTGGAGGATTCTATTTACTTGGAGTCAGGGACTTCCAATCCGTACCTCCGATTGTATGGCAGAACGGTGTTGGTGTGGGAAGGACTACGAAGGTTAAACTGGACAAAATTCGTAAAGAGAACCCCGGAAGATCCGTAACATGGATCAAGAATCGTGATCGTGAGAACAGGAAACAACTGGTTGTCGATCTGGTTAACCAGCACTACAAACTAAAATTACAGTACGAGGACAATGATCTAGCAGATGCCATCGCTATTGGTTACTATGAGTTACAGAAATGGACAAACGATGAGTAATTATAAGACCAAGTGGTATGATAGTAAGGCTTGGCTAAAGTTATACTACGTTGACAAAGGCAAGACAATACCAGAGATTGCAGCATTCGCCGGTATATCCGAAGAAACAGTTCGTAATCTCCTGATTAAACATGGACTTAGGAGAAGTAAATGATTGAAGATTTAACTGATGATGACCTCTACGAAACAATGACTATCGGTGACGGTAAAGGTAATGAGTGGGAAGAGAGGATTCCGAAAGCGGCTGTTGATGCTAGTGAAATACCTGAGCAGCCCACTGGTACCATCACAGTACCAATGCATGTCCTTGAAGTAGCACAAAGGGCTCCTAGCGGTATTGACATACTGCAAACATGTATTGATCTAGCAGTATTCTTGTGTGAAAAGAATATTTCATATGGAGATAGTGCCCTCAATCCAATTAGAGCATTCAGCAAGGCCAGCCCGGTAGAGCAAATACTAGTTCGTATTGATGATAAGATCAATCGAAAGATTAGTGGTGGTAACTATGAGGGTGATGACAATGACCTTGATGATTTACTTGGGTACCTAGTACTCTACAAGGTGGCTCAAAAGCGCCATGAGTGAATTAGTTAGCCAGAAGAAACTAGACGCCCACCTTCTTCGAATGGATGATGTCCTGACTGAATACTTTAAGGGTAAGACTCCACAGGAAATTGCTAAGACAACTGAATTGTCGGTTGTTACAGTTAATAATATTCTCAAAGAGTGGCGTGGACTAGCCCAGAACAATGAGGCTATGAAGCGGCGTGCTACCGAAGCCGTTCGTAATGTTGACTCTCACTACAATAAACTAATCAAGGAAGCCTATCGCCTCATGGAAGATGCAGAGAGTGCGGGTAGTCTCCCACAACGTGCTGTTGCTCTCAAGATGGTTGTAGATATTGAAAAGACTCGTATTGACTTACTTCAAAAAGCAGGGGTACTTGAAGATTCAGACATGAGTAAGCATGTAGTTGAAATGGAACGCAAGCAGGAAATCCTAACTAACATTCTCAAAGAAGTTGTTGGTCCCTGCCCGCGCTGCCGTCCTAAGGTACAGCAAGCATTGGCTCAAATCACCAATGAAATTGTGGTGATGAATGTAGATGAGTGATTTTACTGACTGGATTGACGTACTGAGTGATTCCCCATTTGAAGAATACCCTGTAGATGTTGTGACGTTTGTTACAGACAGGGGGTTCTTGGGTCTACCTCCGTTGTCACCTATTCAGTATGAAATCGTTGAAGCGATGTCACAAATCTATTACGAAAAAGAATTAGTTGAAGTGTTGGGAGAAAAGCAGGGTCGAGAGCATTTCAGAAAGTATACTAAGACTGAAATTATTCTCAAGTTAGGCAAGGGTAGTGGCAAGGATCATACCAGTACAGTAGCATGTGCGTATGTAGTATACAAGTTACTGTGTCTCAAGGACCCAGCAGCCTACTTTGGTAAGCCACCCGGTGATGCTATTGACATTATCAATATTGCGATCAATGCACAACAGGCTAAGAACGTTTTCTTCAAGGCATTCAAAACTAAAATCAAACGTAGTCCATGGTTCAGAGGAAAGTTCGATCCCAAGATGGACTCCATAGACTTTGACAAATCAGTAAGCGTATATTCAGGTCACTCAGAGCGTGAAAGCCATGAGGGCCTGAATATTTTGTTGGCAGTACTGGACGAGATTAGTGGTTTCGCCATGGATAATCCGTCAGGTATTGAAAAGGCCAAGACCGCTGAGGCAATCTACAATGCATTCAGGGGAACTGTAGACAGTCGATTCAATATGGGCAAGGTAGTATTGCTGTCCTTCCCCCGTTATGATGGGTGTTTCATTAGTCAACGGTACAAAGAGGTAATTGCTGAGTCAGAATGGGAAGACCGTTCCTACAACTTTACTCTTAATCCAGACCTACCAGATACTCCAGAGAATCATTTCTTATTGGAATGGAAAGACGAACATATCAAGACGTACAAGTTCCCCGGATTCTTTGCTCTATGTAAGCCTACGTGGGAAGTAAATCCAACTAAGCACATTGATGATTTCATGGTTCCATTTGTAACTAACGAGTCAGATGCTCGTGGCAGATTCTTAGCACAGCCTATCCAAATGGCAGATGCGTTCTTCGGCAAGCCTGAAAAGATTGAACAGTCTGTTGCTCACATGAATCCACTCAATGACATGATGAAACCGCTGTCCAACTTTGTACCTATTAGTGGGGTTAAGTACTACATGCACGCTGACTTAGCCCAGAAGGTTGACCGCTGTGCCGTGTCGATCTGTCATGTTGACAAATGGGTCAACGTGGAGTATGGTAGTGGTTACAGGACAGTACAACCCATGGTGGTTTGTGATGCCATAGCCTACTGGAAGCCCGGTGCAGATAAACCGGTAGACCTTAAAGAGGTTAAGGATTGGATCATCATGGTACGAAGTCTAGGGTTTGATGTAGACATGATTACATTCGACCGTTGGGGAAGTCTAGACATGCAAAGAGACTTGATAGAACTTGGATTCAAGTGTGAGACTCTGAGCGTTGCCAAGAAACATTATGAGGATCTAATGGTTATCATGTATGAAGATCGCCTTAAGATGCCTAACATTGATGTGCTGGTAGACGAACTCAAGAACCTGCGTCCAGTCAAGGACAAGATTGAGCACCCTCGTGGTACTCACGGCAAGGACTTGTCTGACGCATTGTGTGGTGGAGTGTTCAATGCAGCGACATTGAGCCCTAGAGATTACGACATAATAGTAGAAGTACATGATTGGACCTCGCGGGTAGAGAGTACAAATTGGCTCAACCCACCTGAGATTCCAATTACCGATTATGATGATGTTGACCTAGTAGATGTAAGGATGATCTAATGGATCTAAAGACCATTAAAGGTTTGGCCAAGCGGTACGGCATTGACAATGATCGTATTAGCAGCCTTGAGAATACCCGGCAGTACATGGTTAGTCATGCACCAGACCAATGTGCTGGACAGGAATGTTGTCTACACAATCGTAGTGATCATTGTATGCGTGGATTCCCACAGTCATTTAGGTATGATCGTGGTATCATGGAGCGCACCTGTCCTCACGGGGTAGGGCATCCAGACCCAGACCAAAAGACTTTCTTTGAAATTGCATTTGGTGATCAAGCAAAGTACGAATGGATTCACGGCTGTGACGGTTGCTGTGATCCTGATAGCCCAATATATCAGCAGAACTATGGTTCTGATATAATTACTGCATGATCCTTAAAGCATTCAAGGAAAATGGTAAATGGTATGCAGAGATTTGGAATGGTGACTGGTGCGTTCAGCACAGTGTTGGCCCCGAAAACAGAGTAGGATGTGCCATTCGTAATACAATGAACCGATTTGAATTACTCAATGGTGGCCCATCATTTGATCAATTAACATTTGAAATAAGGGACTGGTAATATGACTCGTGAACTAGCAATGCAAATGAAGGAAGATGCTTACGAAACGTTATTGAGCGGATATGCACGCGGAGCAGACTGGGACATTTTGAAGGGGCTGCTTTGGGATTATAAATATTGGTCCAGTCGGGTGAGACAACTTGACACACAACTCACATTATGGTAAGATAGATCCTATGGCAGAAGAATCAAAATCTTTAGGTTCTCGTATTAAAAACAAACTAATGAGTGCGTATTTGGGTTTGCTAGAATTTAGCCCCACCTACCGGGGTGCCCATCTCATTGCATATACAATTCAAGAATCAGCACTGCGTACAGCGTTCGTTAGTAACTTTAGTCGGTTTGGAGATTGGGAGAATTATAGAATTGCTGTAATTAACAACAAACATGGATGGTTTGTCCGTGATGGTGCTTTGTGGTTATGTGATATGGATGACGAAGAACCTGTCAAATATTCTGCTCGTCCTGTCGATCTAGTAACAGTAGACTCTGATATGCTCAAAGAAGCAATGGCGGCGGTAGACGTACTACATAGTGATTTCAGTGACCTAGTAGAAGACGATGAGGAATAATGCCTATTTACCAGTTTGTGTGTAACGACTGTGGAATCTTTGAGGAAATTAATGTTCCTATGGATGAACGTAACGACTTGATTGAATGTACTTGTGGTGGAGTATTTGTACGTAAGTGGGGTGTTGGTGGGGTAGTCATTAGATGACAACTGCCATTGTGTCAGGGAAGAGACTTTATCGTCTACCCCCGGCCATAGAACATAGAGTTCGTAATCTCGTCTTTGGTGATAAGATTATAGTAGACTACTCTACGTACAACTTATTCCATGAAGCCATTATTCGCAACACTCTCTGGATCGAAGAGAACCTTGAGTCGTTTGACAGGCTGGTAGTTCTGTGCTATAGTGGTCACACAGAGTTAATCAGGGCCGCAGAGGAATTAGACCTAGATGTAATTCTGTTTGAGGAGTGTTAAATTGTATAGCAAGCGAGATAGGCGATACTTGAATCTCGCCTGTAGATTGGCGGAACAGTCCAGTGCCAACAAGCGTCATGGATGTGTGATCGTCAAGGGTGGTAGAGTTATCAGTACAGCATACAATGCGTACATTAACAAGCCACACTTTGTAAGTCCTGAACATATGGATAGATGTTCAGTACACGCCGAAGTAGCAGCAATACGTAAGGTGAAGGGTAGTATGAAGGGTGCAACGATCTACGTAGCACGCTTGAACAATCGTGGTGAAGAACGTTATTCAGCACCATGTGAGGACTGTTCGTCCGTACTGGATGAGCACGGTATACGAAAGGTGGTTTATACAGTATGGATACAGTAACACTAGTTTTGACAGCGGCGGATCAATTCTGGATAGCATTGTACGTGGCAACAGTATTGGTAACGCTGGGGATTAACCTTACTCAAAGAGCCAACATGTCGTTCTTGACAGTAGTAATGCTAACGTTTTTAAATTGTTTTGTTCCCATAGCAATGGGTATCTCTACAGGAATGTGGTGGTTTGTGGTAGTTGGTATGGTGTACCTATTGGTTCTATTTATAATGATAATGAAAGCCTATCGTAAGGCTTATCTGGATGCGAGTGAATAATGGAAATTACACTAGATCAGGCAGAGCAACTAGTCCAATTCCGTGACGATATGTTCTGGGATGGCTGGGAATTCATTCATACGACTGAGTATCCGGCCAATGCTGCAATCCTGCGGAAGGACACCATTTATCGTAATGGTAAATGGTATATCGCAAAGCGATACCCCCTTAGTGATAAGGGAACTTATAGGATAACTAAGGCTCTAGGTCGTGGTCTATAACTTAGAGTGGTCGCAAGGGGCGTCATGTATAGACGAAAATCCTCTCATGTTCTTCGATTACTATGAAGAAAATGCGTCGATACGTTCTACTACTGACGCCCTTTGCAATGCTTGCCCCATTCAACAAACATGTTTTGGTTGGGGGGCAGCCAAGAAAGAGACTGGTGTTTGGGGCGGTATCTATTTAACAGATGGTAAGATAGATGAAGTCTTCAATGACCATAAAACTGAACAAGATTGGAGAGACTTGTGGCTACGGCTTACTACACTGATGAAATGAAAGAGGCATTCCAAGAGTGCCCAAACAATTTGAATTTCCCCTTTGAACTAACACAACTAGACGATCAAGCAGGACCGTATTTATGTATCAAGTTCGATAGGTCTGATTACGAACAATACATGGATAATGAAGAAATGCTCAATGTAATCATGCAGGATCTTGTGTTTGTTCGTAATACTCTCATTAGCAAAGGTGCGAGGGTAACTTTCGCAATGGTGGATGACAGTGACGAAACGTGAATTAATGGCATTTTTGGCAGACCCAGAGATTCATAATGACACGATTATTATTATGTCAGATCAAACTGGATCAAGTTACACCTATATTGATGAGGTAACTATGGAGTCAGATGAATGGCTCATTGAGTACGTTGGACGGCCAGCCGTTGTAGTTTGGCCGGTATACTAATGCTACTCATGCATTGCGACTGGTGTGACGGATGGGCTACCGATAGTCACTTGAAATTCAACTATTTGACAGTCACTACTAATGATGAAAACCCTCATCAAATAAAGACATGGCATTTTTGCTGTATGGATTGTGCGGGTAAGTATTTTATAAAGAATAGTCATCCAACTGAATCACTTGACAACCAACCGAATGAGTGGTAGGGTGTGGGTATGGAAACAAGCGAGGACGGTAACAATGGATAAAGTAGAATTGTTAGTGATTGCACTCAGAGCAGAACGAGACTGGCTGGGACTATCCCCAGTTGATCAAACATCATGGACGCGCACAGATGCTGACCGAATTGAGGCGGTAGTCGATGCAGTCCTCAAAGCATGTGCAGACGACTTGAGACACTTGGGGGATATAGACCATTTGAATGCATGGATAGGTTTGTATGAAGCCGCTGATAGATTGGAAGAACTAAGATGATTAACCTAGCAGTAACAGGTGGACGAGTCTACACTGATCGTCAGCACGTTTACGATGTACTCAACATATTCCATGAATCTCATAGGGATTTTGTATTGCACGTAGGTGATGCTCGTGGTGTTGACGAATTTGTCAGGGAGTGGGCGTATGAGAATGACGTTACCTGTATTGTGTACATTGCTCATTGGAATGAGTATGGTAAGGCAGCAGGACCAATTCGTAATCGTGACATGCTACGGAATGCTGACAAACTAATTGCTTTCCCCGGTGGTAAAGGTACCCGCGATTGCATTGCTGGTGCTCGTCATATTGGAATCATGGTAGACTATGCATAACTTACGATTTGGAGCGCACTTAATCGACAATTTGGAGCGGTCATGGACCTCAACAGTTTAACCGATGCTGAACTCAATGATTACGCAGAGTTACTATTAGATCGCATTATTAATGGTCCATCATGCAATCAAATGATTGATTTATTGGTCAAAGTTGAAACATTAATTTACGAAAGAGGTTTGTGATGAAAGACTGGCGTGGCGTTACTGTCAAGGTGGGAGATTCAGTCCTCTATGCTAGCCGTCATAGTAGTTGGATGGGCATGGTTGAAGGTGTGGTAGAATCATTTACTGATGATGGTGAAGCAGTTAAGGTTCGTATTACTAGGCGACAGGGTAGCGGGTACATACAGGTAGTTACTGTCAGTAATAATTACTTAACTGTCGTTAGCCTACCTCCCTCAACTGAGCCAACCCTTGTCGAAAAGGTTACTGAATCTCTCCGTAGACGCGAGGAACTTAAGGCCAAGCAATTAACCTGTGAGCATACCAACTGGGATACAGCGGGTTATGGCTATCGCATTTGTAAGGATTGTCGTAAGGTACAATATGGAGATTACTACCCAGAGTGGTATAAAGGTTTCGTAGGAAAAAGGTAGGGGCGCAAGCCCTGAGCGGGTATGGTGGAAATAGGTATACACGCTTGATTCAAAATCAAGTGCCGCAAGGCATGTCGGTTCGACTCCGATTACCCGTACATGAAATTAATAGCAGTACTTTCCGCATATGGTGATCACTCAACATCAGGTGCGGCTATCATGAATATGTGGTTGTTGAGAGAACTCGTCAAGCATGGTCATGAGGTAGAAATCTGGGGTCCTACTAGAGTTAGTGGGGCAAATCATAATGGGATTCAATCTTATTACTACCGCGAAGGTTTACAGCAACGACGATTCCGTGATGCTGATGTAATATTAACAGCCCCCGATGTAGCAGGACGCATTGGGGGTAAGGTTATTCAACAAACTGGCCTACCTGCTGTTGCTATCATTCATAATACTTGGGCAGCCAATCAAAAGTACTACAATCGTAACAAGTGGGACTTGACTATTTGGGGAGCAGAGTCTTCAAGGATTGAGTTTGAGGCTACTGGTGGAATTGTAGTACGTCCACCCCTCAATGTTAAAGCACACAAGGCTGGCTGGACCAATGCCAAGAACATTACAATGATCAACATGATCGAACACAAGGGGCCTCGTACATTTTGGAATGTAGCAACACTAATGCCAGAACGTCCATTCTTGGGGGTAAGGACATGGGGTCCTCAAATGGATACCCACCCAGAAGGATTAGTATTGTCAAATGTTACTATTGACCAGCCCTATTTGCACACTGAAATGAAGCAGTTGTGGCGCAAGACTCGTGTGTTGTTAGCACCTACTAGTTATGAGCCATGGGGTATGGCTATGGATGAGGCCATGGCAGCCGGTCGTCCTGTCATTGGACATCCTAGTCGTGGACTTGTAGAAAATCTGAGTTATGCTGGCATCTGGGCTGACCGTGACAACCCTCAAGAGTGGGTCGATGCAATCAAGACTCTAGACGATCCTAAAGTATTCAAGGAACAGTCAGAGAAATGTTACCAACGTGCTCTAGAAATTGAACAGCAGGCTATCAGTGACCTTGGTGTGTTCGTTAGAACTATGGAAGAACGATACGCATGACTCAAATACTGATACCGTTTCGGGATGCTCAATGTCGCTTTCGTAATCGTAGTTTAAGGTATGTCACTGAATACTGGGAGTCACTGGGCTGTGAGGTTATCATTGGTACCGGTCCACTGACAGGACCATTTAATCTAGCAGCAGCACGTAACGAGGCGGTAGCCAAATCAACAGATGACATATTGGTACACCTCGACTCCGACGTAATAGTACACCCTGATAGATTGTATGAAGCAATTGAACTGGCTGAGTCAACAGACCAATTGGTCTATCCATTTGATGTGATTAGATTCTTACAGCGTAAGGTTACTGAACGGGTAATACGCAAAGACGTTGATGTATTTTTGCTCAACTACATGAGAGTGTCACGAGAATATGATTTCAATAAGCCTTGGGGTGGTGGGTATGTGATCAAACGTAGTCTATGGAAGGACGTTGGCGGAATGGATGAGAGATTCGAAGGGTATGGAGCCGAAGATGTAGCCTTCTTTGAACTATGTAGTCGTGAGTTTGGAGAGCCAGTCTACATTGAGGGAATGGCTTATCACTTATGGCATCCTAGTACACGTATAGTCACACCGGCTAACAGTGACCTATTAGTACAAATGTACGAAGAGGACTCATGGAAGTAGGTATTCCATGGAGAGATACCGGTGATCCATACCGGGCTCGCAATGCTGAATTCGTAATACAGTGGTACGGCATTATGGGTTATACTATTATATTGGGTGACGATACTAAATACCCAGTATTCAATCGTTCTGCTGCTCGCAATGCTTGTATTAATCAAACTAGTGGAGACATTGCCATCACTGCCGACATGGACATTGTAATGGAACGACCTAGTGATCTATGGAGGTCTGCAAACATGGCCCGAAAATATGATCGCCTCGTAATACCTATTTATGAGTTATATTGGTTAGATGAAAAAAATACTATTGCATTTTTAAATGGGAAAACTATTAATAAATCTAACTTAACTCCAGAGTTGTATGTTGGCGGGGGTATTCATATCATTCCTAAACGATTACATGATATAATGGGCGGGTACGACGAAAGATATACAGGATATGGTCTAGAGGACATAGACTATTATGTTAGACACAACAAAATGTTTGGAGAATATATCAGGACACGATCTGTGGCTTACCATCTGTGGCACCCCACATCCACTCCTGACCCTTTGAATCAAAAAAGATTCAACAGGCGTAAATTCGACAAGTATTATACTGTTGGACAAACAATGGAATGGGAGGAATAAATTATGTGGACTGCAACATTTTGGAAGGACTTAGCCGAGCGTGCTATTTCAACATTTGCACAGTCACTGGTGGCTGTACTAGTAATTGTTGAAGGTGGATTGTTTGGTGTTGATTGGAGTCAGGGACTGGCTGTTGCTGGACTGGCTGCACTCATTGCTGTGCTCAAGGGTATTGCTGCTAGTTATGTAGGAGAAAAGGGTACGGCTGCTCTACTACCTGCCCCTGATGGTTCATGATTAAATGGTCACCCAAGGAAGAATGGGATGCAGCACAAGAGGGCGGTAGAGGAAACAATAATCCTCCCGAAGGTGTCATCATGATAGGCAATGAAGATTTGACTTTGCCGCCAGACCATGTTATCATTGCACCATGACGTATAGCGAGTATGAACTGTGCCTCCATATGAGTAAGGCTCTAATGCGTACATACACAGAGCGTTATATGGGGGCCGGTTTCGTTTGGGACGAACACAATGATCTAGAGGCACAAGCACTCTGGAATGAATACATATGGTATGTAGATAAAACACTTGGGTATTGGGGGGTAGACAATGAAGGACGTAACTGAATATGCTAACTACCATTGGGAATGCATAGCGGATCAAGTAGTAGATCCAGATTTTCCCAATATGGATCTGTGCCTCTGGGGCAAGGTAGACGACGCTTGACACTACCGCCGATCTATGGTAGTCTGAGGGCATGAACGAAAACCGTGAAGCAGCAGCACAACTAATTAGGGCTGCATACCTAGCAATGGCTGGTGAAATCAACAAGGCATTGCGGGTAGCCCAAACAGCCATTGATATTATGTACCCGCCCGAACTCAAGTATGGAGAAAAAGATGAACCGTGAATGGTATATGACAGAAGATGAATTCCTTGAGGTTGTTACCAAGGCTTATCGGCACAGGTGGAACAGGGATCACATGGTTCCCTCAGGACACCCAGAAGATCATGCTGTAAACTTTATGGTATTCATTGAAGCCTTTGCTGCAAGTCTTGACGCCATGTCAGACTGGGTAGATTCAAAGAATGAAGAAGTCTAAGTCTTGGTATCGTCCACCACTTTGTCGGTGGCGTTGCAAGTGTGGGGTTGCTGGATTCGCTTATGATCCTGTCAAAGATGTGAATGCTCACCTCAAGGTATGTACATACGAACCACCATATTACATTTCTAACAAGCCTTGGGACAACACCACAAATACTAGTTCTGCTGTTGGCTGGACTAACTATACTTGGTGGTCCCCACTGGGATCGAAAGGAACAACTAATGGATATTATTAAAGACAAGATCACCGGAGTTGATGTGTTCTACATTAACGGATCACATGCATTCTTCAAGTGTGATGAAGTCAGGTTCACTGAGGCTGGATTCTTGTTCCTAGAAGTTGATGGCAAAGTCACAACAATAGTGGGTCCAATGAATGTTAATGTCAAGTGGGTAGATATCCACAGGGACGGGTACATAAACAAGGAGTGGCAATGAGAATGTATAGAGTAAGTGTTAAGGGTGCGTCAGATCGTGGAAAATTGCAGTATTGGGAAAACCAATCTAAGAACTACACTGATCTGAACCATGCTCTAGCCAAAATGGAAGAGTATCGTAGGATTGGAATGGACCCTATCTTGTACCGTTCCCCCGAATTTGAGTGGGAGCAAGTCGCACTTGACAGCACTGAGCCTTTGTGATATGATCGGGGGTATGAAAAGAGAAGAACTGATAGCAGTCGCTATGAGCGTCTTTGATACTGACCTACCCGATGAACCTGAATGGAGTAGGCTGGTCATAGCAAAGCATGTGGCTGATGCTATAATAAACAATTGGGCGTTAGACTAATTTAGCACCGGTATCGGCACACTCTTATAAGGTGTGGATTATAATGCCGTAATGGTCCATGTGAGTTCAAGCCTCACCCGGTGTACGGTATATAAGATGTGATATAATGTCTAGTATGCGATGTAGAAAATGCGGTATAGACAAAGAAGAAGTTCAATTTGTTGCTGATCTTTCAAGAAAGCGTGGAGTAAAGTCAACGTGTAAAGATTGTCATAACGAGTATTATAGAAATTATTGGAAGCAAAAACCAGATCAATATAAGAAACATAAGGATCGGGTTAAGATAAATGATAAAGCGTATAAAGGTCGGGCTTTCCAAAGACATCACTTGACTAAAGATCAGTACATGGCCCTATATGATAAATATAATGGAATGTGTTGGATTTGCAAGATCAAGGAGGTTGAAGTTATAGACCATGACCATTCATGTTGTAGCGGATCATATTCCTGTGGAGAATGTGTACGTGGATTGCTTTGTACAAAATGTAATGTAACCCTCGGTAATGTTAATGAAAATTTAGATACTTTATACGAAATGATTAATTATTTACTAACAAAGGAAATAAAATGACTGAGCACGACGTTAAGGTAACGATTGCAATTGTCGCTGGTGTGATTGCATTCTTCATTATGGTAGCAACGATTACAATTGCTAGTTTTGTTACCAATACTGCTGCACAGACGGCTTGCATTGATGCTGGTGGTTCATGGACCACTTCGGCTGGTACCGTTGGCAAGTCTTGCATTCTCCCATAAAGTATGATATGATATAATACAAAGTTGTACCGGTGTGTAGGAAAATTTGGTAATCCACTTGGTTTGGGGCCATGATATTGCAGGTTCGAATCCTGCCACACCGACTTGGAGTTGGTAGTTACCTCCAATCAAAGGGGAGTTTTTATTGGCTTTTCAATTCCCGACGACAGTTCCGGCTAGTTTAAAGCCAATTAGACTAGGACTGTTGAAAACTACACGGGGGGCGGGTAGAAATAATTACCCTACCGCGCCCCCACCAATGGAATGTATCTCAATGGAAGAGAACCTGTCTGATATACAGGTGACCGGAGTTCGATTCTCTGCATTCCAACTGCGGGATAGTTTAATGGTAAAATACGGGCCTCATAAGCCCTGTGATTGATGGTTCGAATCCATCTCCCGCCCCCTGCTCTATAGTTCAAAGGCAGAACGCTTCCCCCATAAGGAAGTCATTCCAGTTCGATTCTGGGTAGAGCGACGTTGGGACCTCTAGGTGGGGTCTGTGTTGGTTCATCATTAGACCAACTATTGTTGTTGCAAAATACGGACCCAGCGCGCAACCGTCAACATATGTCCCAGCACGACTTGTAGTATGTGGTATAATAACAAGGTGAAAACTTGTCGAACGTGTAAGGTAACAAAAGGTATAGAACAGTTTGGAAAACATTCTAGGAATAAGGATGGGCTTCAAACCCAATGCAAGAGTTGTAAACAAGAGTACGATAACAATTATAACTCAAGTGACGATAGACGAATATATATAAAAGAAAAAACTGACGAGTACAGTAAAAGAAACACCAAGTTTGTTTTTGATTATTTATCGAACCATCCATGTGTTGATTGTGGAGAGTCCGATGTAGTGGTATTAGAGTTTGATCATGTTACCGGAACCAAAAGTTTTACTATCGGTAATGAAAAGAGAAACAAGTCAATAGAGACTATCAAAAAAGAGATTGAAAAATGTGTTGTTCGGTGTGCCAATTGTCACCGACGACGCACAGCAAAACAGTTTAATTGGTATGGTCTACTAGTTTAATGGTAAAACGTGGGCTTTGTAACCCCTTGATTACAGTTCGATTCTGTAGTGGACCTCACAGTTTAAAAATAACAAACTAAGGAGAAATGATGCACGAATCACAAAGGCTGATCAATCACGTAGCACTGGTCCTTGATGCAAGTGCGTCAATGACTCAGCACACTGCTAAGTTGATTGCTGTTGCAGATGAGCAGATCAAGTATCTTGCTCTACGAAGTGAAGAGTTGCGGCAGGAGACTAGGGTTAGCGTATATACGTTTAACTGGGACACTACCTGTCTGATCTTTGACATGGATGTTATGCGACTACCGTCAATTGCAGACCTTTATTCAACTAGAGGAATGACAGCATTGGTAGATGCTACTATCAAGTCACAGGATGATCTAAAGACTACATCACAGATTTATGGTGATCATGCGTTTTTGACGTTTGTCCTAACAGACGGTGGTGAAAATGCTTCTAAGAATTCTTGGAGATTGCTGCCCGATTATGTGACAGGTAAGTCTAACTGGACTGTTGGATTCCTTGTCCCTGACAAGTCTGGTGTGGATTGGCTAACACGGGCAGGGGTAGGTAGAGATAGTATTTCTATTTGGGACGCTACTACCGCCAAGGGTCTTGAAGATTCATTCAGTACAATCCGTACTGCTACTGATACATTCATGACTAATCGTGCATCAGGGATTCATGGTTCTAGTGGAATCTTTGGCACAGGTGTAGACGTAGTGAATGCTAAGACTGTCAAGGCATTGACTCCACTCAAGGGGTACAAGGTTTACGATGTAAGCCATGAAAGCCGGATTGATAATTTTGTAGAGTCTGCAACTGGACATTACAAGGTTGGTCAGGCATTCTATGAGTTGATCAAGACAGAAACGATTCAACCTCAAAAGAATATCTTGGTTGTCTCGCGTAAGAATGGAACCGTATACGGAGGTCCAGATGCTCGTGGTTTGATTGGTTTACCTGATACAAATGTCAGGGTAAAGCCAGAGGCAAACCCAGAGTATCGAATCTTTGTCCAGTCAACTAGCATCAATCGCAAGTTGAAGGCCGGTACCAAGGTACTCGTCAAGATTTGACAACCCGGCACGCATGTGCTATAGTATTACTAACAACAAAATATGCCCGATGTGAAGAGAACGGTTACTTCCCTTACATGAAATGAGACAATACCGCTTTCGATTTGTTCTCGGGCATACTATACTTGATCTGATCCGATGATGACAGTTACTTCTCGGTGAAAATATTGATTAACACTCAATTCAGGTGGGTTCAATCCCCACAAATGCTGTTGCC